GTCCGCAGGTAAAAGAGCAGGGCAATACGGAAGCAGTAGCTCCGTGGAGGGATAACGAATAATGGAAACAGCCAGATCAAAACTACTGATTGAATACAATGGAGTTGAAGCAACAGATATCATAGCAAATGACAGCACATCTTTTACATGGACAGACAATGCATCAGGATCAGCAGATACTTTGACGATCAACCTGAAAAACGAAGATCAAAAATGGATGAATGGTTTCTTCCCATCAGACGAAGATACTTTAAAAGCATGGATACAGCTCGAAGAATGGCCGGCTGACTACAGACAGGGAAAGATATATTGCGGAACTTTTCAGGTAGATAGTTTAAGCTATGGAGGATTTCCAAATACAGCAACATTATCAGGAATATCAGTACCAACAGGAGACAATTTTAATGTAAAACAAAAAAACCGCACATGGAATAAAACAACGATAAAAACGGTTTTTAACGACATAGCATCAGATTCAGGAATCGCACTTGTTTTTGACGCAGAGGATATGTCAATCGAATCCGTAAGCCAGTCAGGAAAAACAGATTTGTCATTTATCTATTCGCTTGGAAGTGAATACGGATTAGCAGTTAAATTATACAATGACAAATTAGTTGTATATGACTTGACACGTTACGAGGCAGCACCGGCAAGATACGATATAAATTATTCACAGCTTGGCGGATCAGGAAGTTATAGCATAAAAAAGAATAATACAAAAAAATGTAACAGCGTAAAGATACAATACACGAGCGATAAAAAAACACTATCTTATGAGTACACAATCCCAGGAACATCCGGGAACAGGCAAATATTTATATCATCGAAAGCAGAAACATATAGCGATGCAGAAATTAAGGCAAAAGCTGCATTGAGAAAAAATATCAGAGAATCAACAACAATTACTTTAAATATGGTAGGAAGTGCAAAGTATGTAGCGGCGGATTGCTTTAATTTAGTAGGATTTGGGAAATTGGATGGAAAGTATTTTATTGATTCAGTCACGCATACAAGGTCAGGTGGCAAATACACAATAAGTATAGAAGCACATCTGACAGTGACAGATTTTTAGGAGGAAACGTGGCGACTCTATTTTTTGCAAAAATATCATCATTAAATAAGAAAAAAGGAACAGCAGACATTACACTGACAGACAGAGAAAATCAGGTTGTGCCACAAATACCGATTGTCAGAACACAGGAAAGTTTACCTGCACCCGGCAGCATGGTGGCGGTGTTGCTGGAAGAAACAGCGGGAAGGATTGAAAAAGGACTTATACTTGGAAAGATATCCTAAGAATTGAGAGGACAAAACATATGGCAAGCGTTGGAAGTTTTGGAGATATTGATTTTTACTGCAAATCCATAAATGGAAAAGCAAAAATATTATCATTCTATGATTTACAGAGAAATTCGACAGCTAATTATACAGAACATGAAAGAAACGGTGAAAAATCATATCTGGAATTTACAGGAGATGGGCTGGACGAACTGACGCTAGGAATTGTGGCAGATGCAAAATATGGAATAAAACCTTTGGACGTACAAAGTAAGCTATACGCAAAAAAAGGCGCAGGAACAGCAGAAACATTTGTCGTAGGCGGAAATAGAATAGGGGACAACCCATATGTGATTACATCAATTACAGAAACATACAAAGCACTACATGCAGATGGAAGACCTATAAAAATAGAGTTTGAAGTCACTTTAAAAGAATATGCAAATAAACCAGCCATAATAAGTACAATACCTTCAGCAAGAAAGATCGGAAGCGGGACAAAAACAGCAGCAGTAACAAGCAGTGACACGTATACGGTAGTAAAAGGCGATTGTTTATGGAAAATAGCAAAAAGCAAATATGGTAGCGGATCACAATATACAAAAATATATAACGCAAACAAAGATAAAATAAAAAATCCAAATCTTATATATCCAGGACAGGTTTTAACAATTCCTAAATAAACAGGAGAAAACGCATGACATTTGATTATACAAGCAATGGGCTCACGCAAAGCGAAAAAGACAGTATTGAGAATAACATAAGCACGATAGCAAGCACACCATATGCAACAGCACCGTTCATTCGAAATATGGGAATAAAAAAATATCCTCCAGAAACACAATCGAGTATAGCAGAGAATCAATACGCAACAGAAGTAATGAGCCAGACTTCCATATGGGAGGACAGGGCAAAAGTAACAGAA